CCATGCAGGGCACGAACGGAGCGAACTTCGCCATCTACCTGGCCCAGCAGGGCACCAACGGGGCCAACGAAGCCTATTACCTGGCCATGCAGGGCACGAACGGAGCGAACTTCGCCATCTACCTGGCCCAGCAGGGCACCAACGGGGCCAACGAAGCCTATTACCTGGCCATGCAGGGCACGAACGGAGCGAACTTCGCCATCTACCTGGCCCAGCAGGGCACCAACGGGGCCAACGAAGCCTATTACCTGGCCATGCAGGGCACGAACGGAGCGAACTTCGCCATCTACCTGGCAGCAGTCGGCACCGACGCTGCGGCCTACGCGCTCCAAGTCGCTCAGTCGGGCACCCAGGGAGCAACCTTTGCATCCGATCTCGGCTACTGGGCCTTGCAGACTGCCTGGACGGGCACTGCTGGGGTGAACCAAGTCTATCCCATCGCCAATAGCGGCACTGCCGGAGTCAACCAAGTCTTCCCGATTGCGAACTCTGGCACGGCGGGGGTCAACCAGCTTTTTCCAATCGTCATCGCCGGAACGAACCTGGCCCAGCACGCCTACGACATCGCCGTCAATGGCACATCCGGCGTTCAGCAGGTCTATGGGATAGCCAACAGTGGCACGGCGGGGGTCAACCAGCTTTATCCCATCGCTGTGGCAGGCACGAATTTGGCCCAGCACGCCTACGACATCGCCGTCAATGGCACATCCGGCGTTCAGCAGGTCTATGGGATAGCCAACAGTGGCACGGCGGGGGTCAACCAGCTTTATCCCATCGCTGTGGCAGGCACGAATTTGGCCCTGCAAGCCCTCCAGATGGCTTGGGCAGGCACTCACGACTCCGGCACAATTGGCTATGTTTCTCCGATTACTGTTGATTTTGATGGTAGTAACTACCAAAAGATTACCTTAACCGGCGATTTGGTGTTCACTGCTTCTACTAATCGGGGTGATCCAAAAGAAATCACTCTTTTAATTCTTGCGGATGGCACCACCCGCAACCTTACGTTTCCAGTCAGTTGGAAATTTTACGGGGTCAAGCCAACCACCATAGCAGCCAGCAAAGAAGGAGTTTTGTCATTGACAAGTCTCGGTTCGGCTGAAAGCAATGTCCGCGCAGCTTATGCGGTCGAGCAATGAATTTAACTCTTTCAGATTTGGCCTTGCTGGGCTGTGGAGGGGGAGGGACGCCGCCTCAAACTTGGTGGGGCGACGACTGGGAGTCTTACACCGTGGGTTGGTTTACGGACAATATGCAAGGCGGCGCTGGGTTTACCGGACCTTGGGTGTCTAATGTCGGATCGCAGCGGTTGATTGCTTCGGACGATTTCGAGTTCTACACGGATGGAGCGGACTTAAACGGGCTTGACGACGGATACGGTTTCACTGGGGGCTATGCAAGCCGAGTCACATACCGAAACATCGTCAAGGCGCAGGATGATTTCGAGAGCTTGGCGGATGGCAGCGCATTAGACGGTGCCGTGAGCGGGTCCGGTTTTGCAGCAGCGTATGTAAGCAGGTGATTTATGGCATGTTCAATTTTACTACGAACCATTGGCGGAGTGGACGATAAGCGGGCGGTGATGAGCCAGGCTCAATTTGGCCGGGTGCTGACGATAGGCACGGATTGGACCAATCTACGGATCGGGATTCGTTATTCTCTGCCTGATTCCGGCGCAAACATTTTGGCCCCGACCTTTTTTATGGGGGTCTGCTCAGGCACCACAGCCATGATTGCTGATGCAACCACCACTAACTTTGTAGGTCTGCGAATCGGCAACACCAGCACCGCCTTCACGCGGGGCACTGATGCCAATTCAAAAGTGCGCTATACGACCACTAACTTGGCTTATCCGGTTAAGCGGGTGAACACCACTACTACCGCTGGAAGTTCAGTTAGCACCAGTAATCTTCTTTCGGGCGACACCTCGTTGCGTTTTAATTTGATGGCCGAAATCGCAAAGGGATCACCGAACTATAACATTAAGTTTTTTGTTCATGGGACAGTAGATTCGGTGGACATATCACAAGCAGATTTCCTGGACCTTGTGGCGGCGACTACTCCTGTCCTGGCGGGTTATACCTGGAATGCCGGGCCAAACAACATAGCCTGCGACGAAGCCGCCGGAGCTTTTGATACGGTTAACCTTTACTGGGACAAGATCACGCCGGGGGTTGAGGTCAGCGACATAGCAATTGCTCGGATCGCATGATTAACCTTGATTTTAGCCAAGAGGCGGGCAGATTCGCTTAGTCACCACTTCCCCAGCAAGCAGTATTCGGTTGCCAAGCCCGACTTGGTGTAAGTGACGCACTTGCAGAGCTTGCAATAGTAACCACGGAATTGCCCGCACTGATTGCTGTTGCAGATGCCATTGCGGCGGTCATGCTCCGGCCCCGGCGTCAACGGCATCCCTGCCGCGACCCACCGCTCCATCGACTCCTTGAAATTGACCATGACTTGCGTCCAAGTCAGGGTAGGCAGTGCATCGGGATCAACCGGCGCTCCGCACCCGGCGCAGCCGCCCGTTGCGCTCTTGGGCCGGGTGACGCGGCCCCTGTCTTCTGCGTATTCCGCGCTGAGAATCGGCTCGAACTTGCGCATGGGGCAACCCGCAGGGCTTTGCAGGGCGTGCCCGCGCAGGCACACGCCATCCCATTCGGAGCAGAGCTTGCAGTGCTGCTCCAGGCGGAAGTAGAAGATTTCTCTTGGAATCATTTGCTACAAACCCACACTAACCACCAGCTAGAACCGGAAACTAAACAAAAACCGCCAAGCACGGAGCCTGGCGGTTTCTCCAACCCAATCATCCCAATCGTCCCTGAACATCAAGTCCCGGCAGGTTTCGTCGGGGCCGGGACAGCCGGGGTTGCTTCCTGGCCGACGCCGATAACCACCAAAACTTGCTTGGTCGCTTCGCGCAAGCCGATGCCTGCCGCGCCACAAAGCGCACCAAGTGCCCATGAGCTGTGGGATAAGGCCCCGTATTTCGACAAAAACCAATCCGCCGCCACGCCAAGCACCACAGCCAAAAGCGGCCACGTAATCTTGGGCAGCACCGGCAGCACTTTCTTGCTTCCGAGCACGACCAGCGGCACCACCAGGACGACCAACCCGTTCCAGAGCGTGACCAGATCGAGGTTTACCGCTGTGGTTGCAGCAACAATCGGCACGGCATTCGTCAACGCAGCATTTGTGTCTTGAGCCAGCGCCACAAGCGTAAATGCCAGCAGGATGGCGCAGACCATTGCGATTCGCAAAACAGGCAAACCTTTCCCGAAACAGGAAGAGCTGCCTCCGCCCAGCCTGAACATCGCATTCTGAGCCGTTCTAATGGTGTGGTCAGTGCGGAGTTTCAATGTTTTCATATTTTAATCCTCGCCCCTCGTCTTTACGGAGGCGACTTTCCCCATACGATGGGGCCAAGCTAACTACTTCGCCTGGCCCTGCTTGATCTGGTCGATGCCCTGCAACCCGTCAGCCACGCCATCGACCAGGGCTTGGGCGAGCAGCTTCCACCCGGTCTGTTCCTCCAGCCCAGCCTGGACGTATTGCTGGCCAAAGGCGGCGTAGGCCGACAAGAGCGGGGTGATAATCAACTGTGCCTCCGGGGTCTTCAACTCCTTCACGGGCAGGGTATAAATCTTGGCCTGGAGCGCCGAAGGGAACATGTTTGTCGAGATCAAGAACTCCTGGAGCGCAGTCTGAACCACGCCGATGTAGGCCACGGAGTTCTTGTCTTTCGTGTAAGCGTAAACCACTGCACCAGCAGTGGTTGTCCTCAAGATTGGAGCCAGCTTGGAAGCGGCTGCCGGATCGAGAACTTTCGTGCCGGAAGGCGTGGTTGTGCATCCCGTAAAAGTCACGGGGATGGCGACAGCCATTATCACGGTGAGTGCCAATGCGATCAGTCTATTCTTCATAGTGGTCAGTGCGGGATAGGTTTTGGTGCGTTCTATGCGGATCATCCGCTGTAACCGTAATTACCTCGGATGATACTGAAGTTCAAAGCTGAGATTGAGGCGCTTGAGGCCCCCGCACTGACCACGAGCAGTCTAAACAGGCGGCATCGTGAACACAAGAAAAATGAATGACGAGCGCCATGAGCTGGAACAGTGGACGACGCTGCGGGCTGCCATGGAGTCGGGCAGCCGGGTGGACACGGCCCAACTGCTCGTTGAAGTTCTTCTTGCCGATGAAGATACCGACACGGTAGCCGAGATCGCCGCCGACTTCATGGAAGACGAGGTTGGCCGTTTCGACTGGATAACCAACTGGCAGGTGATCCGGGAGCGGGAAGACCCCGTGGCCAAAGTTCAGGCTTACCTGGACGAATACGGGATCGCTGCCAACGCACAGGAAATTGTAAACTATATCGACCGGATGGTGACTGAAAACCCAGGTCGCTGGAAATAATTCGTAAACAATGGTAAATCCCTGCGTCATAGCCAATGTCCTGGCCAACAGCTACAACGAGGCCATTAAGACGATCAACCGCAAGTTCGCGGCCCTGCAACGGCTGGCGCAACTGCTGGAGCAGATTGGCGACATCAGTGGGTTTATCCCCAACATCGGGGCGCTCATCCCGCTCTACATGATCGACCTTAGCAGCTACGCGACCCTGGTCGCCGCCTGCCCCTTCCTGAACCTGCCGAAGTCGCCTAGCACCGAGGACATCGGCAAACTCCAGAGCGAGCTGGCCGCAGCCTATGCCCGGCTCGTCGGTCAGCTCACCCAGCATCCCTGGCTGCGGATGGGCAGGCTCCAGGATCAGATGGCCAAGATTCAGGGCAAGGTCAACGAAGTGCTCGACCAGGGAGCGCAATATCTGGCGTGTCTCCAAGCCGCGTGCGGGACGGTCGAGGCCGCAGCCAATTTCGTCAACGAAATCTCTCAGACCGATTTCAAGGAGAACTTTGACACTTACACGCGGCAGTATATCGGCGCGAACAAGCAAGTATTGAACGACGCCATGCAGCAGAAATATGACCAGGTGAACAGCAGCATCGTCCAGGTCAATGAGCTGATGTCGGTCCAGCCGGTCATCCCTGCCACGACCGCGACCAGCCCGACGATCCCGGACATTGGCCGCGCCCCGCAGATACCGCAACTGCCGCCCAACCCACCACCCGTCTAATGGACGACGAATTCAAAGACCTGTATGTGTCCGGCCCGGAAGCCATTCCTGAGAAGGACATCCGGTGGTGGTCCCGCTACATGTCACGGCGGAAGTTCAAGACCGAAGCCGAAGCCAGGGAGGAGATTTTCCGCATCCTCCAGCACAACGACAAGCAGAGCTGGGCAATCCTCTTCGGCCAGCAGGGCGAACCCAGGAACCGCTGGGAAGCCGACAACCTGCCTCTTTACCAGAACCGACATGGCCACTGGAAGGTCGGTCGCCCGCTCAGCCACTACCGGCGCATGGGTAGTCAAGTCCAAGAGTATTTGTCGAATGCCACGTCAGACTTCTCGGACGGCACGAACGGCGAACCCTCGGCCCAAGCGTCCTTCGCGGGCGATGGCGGCACCAACGTCGGCCTGCCGAACTACAAATACCTGGAGCGCAAACAGCGGCGACACGACAAGCTGCGAGCACTCATCAAGCGCCGTAGTCCGACGCACCGTTCCAGGGTGGACTGGGACGCGCGGGCGCGGGCGGGTATGCACGAAAGCGAAGACGAGGAGCTGCTGAAAGAACTGGGCGAGCCTGGGCCGATTCTCCAGAAGATGGAGCACCGGCCCGATTGTTACGAAGTCAGTCTGTTCAACGGCGACTGGATCGGCACTGTTTACAAGGAGCCGGAAGCACACATGCCCAAGGTGCCGACCTTGCTCAAACTCCACCGAATGTTCCCGTGGATCGCACAACCGCCCTGGGACGGCTGGCGGGGCCAGGATCGTGCCCGGTTCAAGACGCTGGAACAGGCCGTAGCCCACTTGGCTTCCCTCGCTAAGCATGAACCGGTCAACCGCATTGGCCAGGAATTTAACGACATCTTGCAAAGGACTCCCCTGGGCCAGATGCCCAAGGAGGAAAATGAATCCGTAACAGCAGCGGAGATTGTGAAAACTTTGTTGGAAGCGTAATCTGTTCTATTAAGTATGGCAAATCATCCTGATGATGGCAAGTTTGTCGTGATCCAGGGCGGGCAGCGAGTGTCCGGCCAGCTCCACGAAACACAGGCAGCGGCCACGGCGGAAGCCGAAGCCCTGAAGACGAAACGCCCGGTCAATGAGGCTGGCAACTCCCAGGGCGCGGCTGAATCCAAGCCCGTCAAGGTCGTCCAGAACCTCTTGGGCTAGGGGCATGGCTCACATCCCGATCAGGCTGCGTCCCCTCGACGCGCCGGTAATGACAGCGCCCTGGCGCAAGCCTGCGGCAAAGCCGAATCCTTTACCTCCAGCCGCCCCCCAACCTCCGGCGCAGCCTGCCTTTCCTGTAGCCCACAGCAACCAAAAAAAGGCCAAAGCCCCTCCATCGGCTGCTCCCGCGCCCAAAGCCGTAGAAGCGCCGCCGCCCCCGCCGCAGAAGAAGCCGCAGATGGTGGAAGTCGAGATTATTGACAACGGCAGCCACGTCTCGATTCCCTTGCCCTACCAGCCCGTCTCGCCCCTGGAAGTTCTGGCCTCCAGCAATCCCCAGGTCGTCGCGGTCATGGTGCGGCAGCTCCGGGACATGACCGGCATCCAGCCCAACACCAGCGACGGCGTGCTGGTGACGATGGACAAGCTGGCCGATGGATTCAAGCATGGGCATGACGTGTCCGGCCAGATGGAGGCCGTGGCCATTCACCTGACGGGGCGCGGCGACCGGCGCGAACTCCAAGCGGAACTGGCCGACGTGCTCGACGATGAGCGCGTGATCGAGATTTTCAAGTCCCGCTCCAAGTTCGAGGACTTCCTCCATAGCTGCCTCCGGCGCTCCGACATCACCGTGGTCGAGGGCATCGCCATCCAGGCTTACTTCAACAACGAGCTGGACAAGATTTTCAGCCGCCGCTCCAAGCGCAGCACGGGCGACCTGGTGAGTGGGCGCGAACCGCATGAGCTGGTCACCAAGTCCAATTTGCCCGCGCAGCTCCACCGAAGAGAGCTGCAAAGCAAATTCAACGAAGCCTCGCCCCAGGAGCGCGAAATCCTGCGGAAGTTGGGCTTCAAAATTCAATCACTGGTCGCCGCCAAGTTGACTCGGACGACAACCGAAACCGTAGAACTCGTATCCGCACCGACCACAAAAGAGAACAACGAATCAGATGATAGCACTCCCAAGCCCGGTGCATAGCCCTTTGAGCTACGACACCGAAACTACCATGACCATATCCACACCGTGGGATGCCTTTGACCGCGCCGCTGCCCGGATATACTCCAGCACTGACTCTGGCAGCACTGGTCCGAGAAAACCCGACGTGCTGACCTTGGCCCGCAAGCCCAAAAAGTGGCTCACGCAGGCCGACATGGTGCTGCTGCGCTACTGGAATCAAGCGCCCACCCATGCAGGAGTTGAGCACTGCCGAGAGCGGCAGCTCTGCTCCGCGATCAAGTCTTTACCGCACTTCCTGTCAAGGTTTGATCGACGGATACCTTGCTGGCGATCAACCCGGTGGAAAAGCCTCACTTAGAAGGGACAAGTTGGGTCCGTGGGCGGCTGGTAATCGGGCGGAGGACCGCCAAAATCGTAATCGTAAATCTCCGGGCCTGGCTCATTCTGCTTGGTCTCCCGGCCAGGAACAACATGCCCTTTCTCACTGTTCTCGGCGTGGCTTAGCAACTGGATATTCCAAATATGGTAGCCCTTATCGTGGTCGATCCGGTCAATGGTCATCGAGTTCGGCTCCTGCCCACGTAATTCGAGATAGTTGGTTTGGCGGCACCACTGCCGGAACTCAACCAGAGTGATGGTGAAAGGCAGCCCGCGTGCCTTGGTTCGCTGGCGTATGGAATTGAGGACGTAGGTCTCCGGGTGCCGCTTCTTGAGCTGCCGTGACCGGCATTTCCAGCACAGCCGAAGCCTGCGGCCAGAGCTGTTAATGGCCCCTTTATTGCGGCACCACCGGATCAAGCACTTCTCTGCTTTACTGCGTGCTTTAGGTGCTTTAGGTGCTTTGCGAGTTCGCTTTTTCCGACGCCACATGCCCGTAAGAACAAATTGACTGGCGGACGGGAGCAGGGTTTGGTCCGACGCCCTCGCTAATTACGTTCTTAAGACCGTGGTCAGTGCGGGTTAGGTATGCCTATCGGAAAGGTAAACAAAAAGACTCTGACAGAGCAGGTGGAAGATGTGCTTGCCAAGGGCCTCCAAGGCGAAAACATCGGCGCTATGCTCGCGTCCCTCTCTCCCTACGGCAGAGGTATTTGGGAGGATATGCTGACCCAGTTCCGTGAGTCCGGCGACTCCGAATTGCTTCAGCAGCTCAACGTGGCCGACTACGTGGAGAAGCCGCCCACCATGGGCGAATTCCTGGAAGACCCCTTCTACCTGGGGTCGCTGATGGTCAAAAGCCAGGACTCTGAGGGCCTGTTCCCGACCTGGAAAGCCATCCTGACCGCAGACTTCAACTACGACAGTGCGATCCACAACTGCGTTATCACTGGCTCATTGGGCACGGGAAAAACTTTCGTCATGGTCACGATCCTCCTCTACCGAATGCTCCTGGCCACGCTGCTGCGGAACCCGCACAACTTCTTCGGCCTGACGCGGGGCACCAAGATCGTCTTCAACCTTCTGTCGATCACCAAGGCAGCCGTAACCGAGACGGCCTTCGGCGACGCGCAGAACTTCATGTCGAACTGCCCCTACTTCCTGGAGGAGTGCAGTTACAACCCGGACAACAGTTACACCAACTACCGCATTCCGCTGAAGAACTCGTTGATGCTGACTGCCGGGTCAAGAGGCCAGCACTTACTGGGCCGCAACATCATTGGCGTGGGCCTGGATGAAGGCAACTGGCGCTTGGAAGCGGAGCCGGACACCAAGGCTTACGAGCTGTTCAACGAGGTCCGCAACCGTATCAACAACCGCTTCCGCAAGGTCAGCGGCTATCTGCCCGCCATCTCGATCCTGGCGTCATCGGCCAAGGATGAATCGTCCTTCACGGAAACAATCATCAAGGAGATCGAAAACGCCCATGACCCGGCAACACAGAAGGTCTATCGAAACTCCGTTTACAAAATCAAGCGGCACGCGCTCCAGCTTGGCCCGCGCTGGTTCAAGGTCGCCTACGGCCTGAAGAACATCCCGCCAATGATGCTGTCGGGCTGGTATGACGAACAAGGCACGCCAACCGGCGACGAGGCCCACGAAGCTCCCGCGCCGGGCATAAGCACGGAACTGGTGCCGGAGCTTTACCACTCGGAGTTCAAACGCCGTCCGCTAAACGCTCTCCGGGACGTGTGCGGCATCAGCACCGGCGGCGTCAATCGCTGGTTCGGCTCGATGGTGGACTTCGAGCGATGCACGGAACTGGCCGAGAAAGAAGGCGTGGTCTGTCCGGTAACGTCCGGCCTGGAAATGATCCCGTGCTCGATGGAGGATTCCAAAAACATTTGGGACTACCTGGACCACCGGACGTTCCTGACCCGCGTCCAGTCGCAGATCATCCCCAAGCGCCATCCTTATTCGATGCGCTATGCCCACATCGACCTGGCCACGCAGACCATGGCGGGCGTGGCCGTCTGTCACCTGGTCGGCAAGCAGCTCATCGAGGGCATGGTGTCCTCCTCCAATCCCGGCGTGCCTTTCTCGGACTACCGGCTAATCGTCGAATACGATTTCATCCTGACCATCGTGGCGGGCCAAATTAAGCCCATCAGCTTGGAGAAAATTCAGAACTTTCTACTCTGGCTGGCAACCAAGTGCGGCTACAATTTCGGCCTGGTCACGTTCGACCAATTCCAGTGCTTGAGCGCCGATACTCTGGTAAACACTGATCGTGGCCTCTTGCCCATTACTGAAATCAGAATGGGTGATAAAGTTCACGGAAGTAAGGGCCTTAGCCGTGTCACGAATCTTCACCGCTACGCCCTAGCTCCGGTTTTGCGAATTACTACTCGCCGCAAAGAAACCCTGTGCGGAACACCCAACCACCGGATTATGGCTTGGATAAATCCCAAACCATGGAAAAAACCAGAATATCAATGGACCCGCCTTGACCAGCTAAAGCCTGGAGATATTGTCCAAATGGTTGAACGCCCGGTAAAAGCGCAAAGCCGCTCTGACGCACCGATAAACCCGCCTGAGCTTGGACCTAGTCGAACACTTAAAAAATTCATCTATCCTGCCTGCCTTACGCCCGATCTAGCCGAAATCTTAGGATTGCTGTGGGGAGACGGCAGCCTGAGCGTCAACAATGGGCTACGGTTTAGTCTGCACAAAGAACACGCAAAAGACCTTCATAACCTGCTTTTTAAATTTTTCGGAGAAGTTCCAAAACACTGGGACATCGGCAGAAACTACTGTCAAATAAGCGTATTTTGCCGCAAAATGGCGCGTTGGCTAATTCACAATGAATTCCTAAAAGGAACTGCCAAAGGCAATGGCGCAACTTTGCGCATTCCCGCTAAAGTGCTACAGAGCACCCAACCAATCCTAGCCGCTTTTTTACGCGGCCTCTACTCAGCAGACGGAACGGTGGATAAAAACGACGGCGCTGTAACCCTCACCACAAGCCACTATGCTCTAGCCCGCCAAGTCATGGTTATCCTCAGAACTATCTTCGGCATAAAAACAACATTAGTTCCCTATAAGCGACTGGGCTTTGAAAAACAAAAACTCATTTATCATGTCCGTCTGCGCGGCTCCCGACAAAATTTCTATAAGTCCATTGGATTCTGCTACCGAAACAAGATGGAAGCCCTCTACCATCACCTCCAGCGCCCTGGCCGAACCCACCTAGAACGCATCGCCAAAGTTGAACCCGCCGTTGAGGATGTTTATGATTTAGAAGTCGAACAGAGCCATTCTTACACGGCTAATGGCTTTATCTCCCATAACTCTGAGATGTCCCTCCAGATGCTCGAAGCCCGTGGCTTCAAAGTGGATAAGCAGAGCCTTGACCGGAACAAAGACGCCTACATCAACTGGCGCATGGCCGTCGAGGAACTGCGCCTGCGGCCCTATCGACACCGCCACATGCTGGCTGAGGCCGAGAACCTGCTCGACACGGACAAAAAGGTCGATCACCCGCCCGTTGGTTGTGTCACCGGCGATACTAAAATACGACTGCTCGATGGCACTTGCCCTCCAATTTCCGATTTAGTTGGCAGAACCGGAACAGTGTGGGTCTATGCTAATGACGGCCACGGCAACATCGTGCCTGCAAAAGCAACAGCAGCGCGAATTACGCGGCATATAAACACCCTGTTCAAAATCACGCTCGACAACGGTCAGAGCATTCGCTGCACTCCAGAACATCCCTTCATGCTGCGCGACGGCAATTTCCGAAAAGCTTCTGATCTCAGCCCTGGCGACTCTCTGATGCCGTTTCATCGCAAGCTCTACAAAGTAAAGTATAAAAAAGGCTCAAGCTACTACGAACAGGTTTGGAGCGGCGGCAACTGGCGGTTCACGCATCAACTCGTAAGCCATCATCTGGGTTTCGCTGCGAGTCCGGCAGAAGTTATTCACCACCAAGACCTAAATTCACTAAATAATTCTCCTGACAATCTTGAAAAACTCACAAAATCGGAACATAATCGCAGGCACATTCTCATTTCAAAAATAGCTTCAGACCCGGCTGTAGTTAAAAAGCGCACAGAAACATTCAAACAGAGATATGCAGCCAACCTGGAATGGCAAACCAGAAAATCAGCGGCAGCCAAACAAGCCTGGGATGCCTTGCCCGAAACCAGAAAAGCAAAATTCAGAAGCCGAAGCCACAGGTTTACTCCGGGTGAAGTGCGAGAGCGCAATCTCAAACTCTGGTCTTGCCGCAAATACCGAGAAGCTAAACTCACCCAACTTTCAAGTTACGCCAAATCGAAGGAAGGCCGCGCTAAATCATCCGAAACCGCTTCAAAAACCAATTTAAGCCAGCGTGGCGCTTGGACTTTAGATCGGCTGCAAACACATCGTAAAAATGTTTACAGCGCCATGCTGTTGCGCCGATCAAAAGAAGACGAACGCGCCCTCGCTCTGGTCGCACCGTGGCGCAGCTACTTACTCGGCCCATGCCACGCAATACATCTCACCGGCAGTGGTGCTTCGATGACCTGGCAACGACGCCTTAGTGGAACAAATTGGACCGAAAATGCCGAGAAACTTCGCGGCAAAAGCCCAGAGGAAATGTCCCGGCTTACTGGCCTCTCAGAAGCCAGCCTGCGTAACTTTCTATCCAAACTTGGAAAACGTGAAATAATAAGTCTTTCTAACCACAAAGTTACGTCTGTGTTAGTAGAAACGTGTATTGAAGAACCTGTATATGACATAACTGTAGATACTTACGAGAACTTTTGCATAGAATCTGGTATTAGCATTCATAATAGCAAAGATACGTGCGATGCCGCAGCCGGGGCCTACAACAACGCCATCAACAGCGAGGAAAAAGTGACGATCATGTCCCCCAACAACCCGCGTATCCACGCCACACACAACCTGGAGGGACTAATCCAGGAGAAGCCGCCCATCGAGATCAACCTACCCCTGGGCTACACCCGCGTCAAAACCTTCAAGGTTTGAAATCCGTTCTATAAAGCAATGAAAGACGAAATCGTAGATCGACCACCGCTCAACCCGGAAGAATTAACCCGCGAGATTGAGGAAGTGTTCAGCTTCAATCCACCGCTTACGGTTGACCAAAACCACGCATGTCAACAAATCCAAAACGCCTGCAAGACGCTCGCGCACGGCATCCTCAACCTGGTGCCGGAGGGCAAGGAGCAGACCATAGCCATCAACCAACTCCTGGCGGCAGCCCTGTGGGCACGCCACGGGATTTGCCGCCGCAGCATCATCGTAGCGGCGGGGGAGCCGTTCGATGCTGCGGCCCCGGAGGGCACAACCATTCAAATGGACGGGGGGCCGACGATAGCGGACGAGGAAGCTGCGATGGCCAGAGAGGGATTCCGCAAGAAGTTCTTCCCTGCCGACGCCGCTACTTGATTTCCGAGGAGCGCATCCTCCAGGTTAGCAACGACATCTCCGAAGACATGTGCCAAGCCTCGGCCAGGGAGCTGGTCGAAGTCGTTAAATATTTCAGGGATAAATTTGATGACTTATGGGAACAAACGCAAATGCTCAGGATGAAGGTGGGCGAAGCACTGATCCAAACCAGCATAAAATTGAGCAAAGTCGTCGAGCAGCAAAGTCAATCCCGTTGCCGTATATTGCACCAGCAACACTCGCACCGCCAACCGGGCCGAAAGAAGTCCCGGTAAGAGTGGACTTCGGCGGCGGCTGGTTGGACGTGCCCCGCTTCGCCCGGCCCAACAGCTACGTGGTCAACTGTGCCATCACGCCGATGGTCAGTCTCAAGCACTGGGGCTACGAGCGCAATGGCGGCTTGGGTGGCTCAGCAGCCTATAGCGTGCTTCTGGGGAACAACGCCGTCGAGACCGAACTCCAGCTTGGCATCGGTTGGCAAGACCCGGCCATCATCTCCGAGACCGGCCTGTGCTCCTGGATTTCCGGCCCACGCCCGGTGCTCGACATGAAGACCAGCGGTGAATGGCTGCGGGGCCTGATGGCGTTGTGCTGGACGGGCAAACCCCACAACACACCCAGCCTGGTGTCCCTAAACCGCAACTGGGACTTGATTGTCGAGGCTGGCCACATGTGCCGCAATGCCGTCCGCGCCTCGTCCCTCCCGCTATTGGCCGATGGCATCAACACCAGCTATGCGGTTCAGCGTCAAGAGGGGATGGACGATTTGCCTGTCGTCGGTGAAGCGGCCAAGAAATACTGCGGGGGCGGATTCGGAGGCTACGCCTTATATTTGTTTACAAATTCGACTAGCCGCCAGGCGTTTGTAGCGGCGGGACCGGGGCGAATAGCCATCGAACCATTCATCCGCCAGCCCGCCCGCATCTGACCACAGTGAACTCTGCGCTAATTCACTAACGAGTGCAAGAATAATTAGTGCGGGGGCAGGCAACCCGCCGGTAGTTATGGCATGGCAAATCAGCAAGAGCCAGTGGTGCGCGTGGAGCTGGTTCCGTATAGCATGTTTACGGCAACTCCGGCTTATCAGATTCAGGCAGAACTCGATACGGGCAAAGAAAACGTCGTCGTGTTCGGCCTGAAGCGCGACCCTGTTGTCCCTGATCCCACTGACATCCTATTTACGGTTCCAGCCAGAGGCGGCGGTCGGTTTGACCTCATCTCGCAGAAATTCTATAGCACCCCGGAGCTGTGGTGGGCAGTCTCGCGCTGCAATCCTGAACTCGACCCCATGATTGGACCGGAGGTCGGGAGCATTATCCGGGTTCCGAGCCGCCTGCGCCTGGCCAGCCTGGGGGTGCTGAACGTCTAAGTTTATGCCTGAAATCGCCTCCATCCTGGCTCGCGTGCTGGAATCCGACGAGGACGAAGAAATCCTCGGCAAGGACATGGCCATCGTGCCTTACTTCGTCGGCAGCCGCGTGCGCGTGACCGACGGCCAATATACCGGCGAACTGGGCACGGTCATGGGCAAATCCACCATCAACAACGAGCGCGACTTTTGGATTCACCTGGACGGAGCCACAGAGAACATCAACGACGCCATCCTCTACCCCGCCGACCGGCTCGAACCGGCCAACGACTTCAACTACCCGCCCGGTCTGGTGTTCAAGATCAAGACCGGCAAGTTCGCCGAGCGCAAAGCTTACCTGATCGGCATCGACCAAGCCGGAGACATAGTCGTCCACCCGGAGGGTCACCCAGATGACTGGTTCAGCGTCTCCCTGCGCCAGGCCGACCTGGAGCCGCTGAGCGAATCCGAGATCGAAGGCGACGAAGACGACGTGAAAGCTGTCGCGGGCTATGTCACGCCGGAGTTCCGCTACATCCGAAACGACGAGCGCGACTCGAACAAGCAGACCTTTGTTTACGCCTATGGCGAACTCATTGGCACAGTCTCCCTCGACTTGAGCGTCCTGACCAGCGAGCGCCCTTGGCTGGAACCAGCTCAAGGCTGGGTGGTAATCTACATGCCCGACAAGGGTTACATGTGGAAGCGCGGTTTCAAGAGCAGGGAGGAGGCCGCAATGGCGATCTGGATGGATCGCATCGGCATGAAGAAACTGCGCGAAGCTGAAGATGACATAGACTTCAAAGAGGTTTATGACGACGAATATCCGACGTTTACATTTCTAATTTTGGGCCATGACACCGGCCACGAACAATGGGGCAGCGGCATTTGGGAAGTTTATGTGGACGGTGAGGAACTGGGCTATGAGCACCGCCTGTATATCGGAGAAATCGAGCGCGTCCTGGCAGCCGACAACCTGGTTTTAGGTTGGCGGATCAAGAGCGCACTCTGGCCCGACAAGGCACCGAACGAGACCTTCGGCGAAAGTCTCGACGCCGCCCGCTGGCTGTGGGGACAACGACAACGCTGGCGATCCACCGAATCCAAAGCGGACAGCGCCAACGTCCGCAGGCTCGTCTCTAACCTGATCGACGAGACCGAGGATGAGGAAGTTGACTTCAAGGACATAGCCTTCGATACCCTGGGCAGCGCCAGGGAAGCCCTGGAGTCCGCTGGCTTCAAGATCGAGCAAGCCGAGCGCATCAAAGACGAGATTTTACTCAAGTTCACCTGGCCCGCACCCAATGCCGTAGCCTACATCAACGGGGCCAAGCGGGCGCGGGAAGCCATCGCTCCGTTCATCCCCATTCGGCACCGCGACGCGAAAGTGGATCGAAAGCTGGATAACCAGAATCAGATGATCGCCCGCATGTTCATCCGCCGCCCTTACGAGGAAACGCCCTGGCTGTGGCAGACCAAGCGTGTGCCCAACTACTACGACCAAAATATACCCCCCGGAGACACACAGTTGGTTGCCCTCTCTCCCGGCACCTACAAGATTTTGTTCAATGACAAAGTGGTCGGCGAAGTTCAGTCCGACAGGGGGCATGAAACTGTTGAGCGCATCCGCGACGAAATGGCCCAACTGCATAAGATTCTTCCCTTCCATCCCCAGGGCTGGAACGCCCCCGGCAACGCCTGGGGCACAGGCCGGGCGGTGGAATGGTGGAGAAAAAACCGGCATAAGCTGGGCAAGACCGCCAATGACTACTACTTTGACCGGGGTATGCTCTCGGCTGATTAGAAATTACAAAACTCAATATGAGCTTTTTAACTGAACGCAAAATGGCCAACACGGTGGACGCGCCCATCGCCCTGCCGTCCACGGAGATCAAGATGTCCGACTGGGTGGTGATCGCCACGATCAAGCTGACCGCGCCGTCGCGGTTGACCGTGCGGATGCTTCACCTGAACTTCATCAGCTCGACCGTTGACCTGACGAAGATTGTGCCCGCCAACTACATCAATTCGAGCCTGGGCATGTGCTACGTGGCGTTGTTCTTCAATTACAACAACGCCGATCCGGCTTCCACCACGAAGCTCGATAAAGTGACCGCCTCGGCCCTTGGTGTCTCCACACGCATCGAGAATCCCTTCGTGACCACGGTGCCCGGCATTTACACCTGGCTGGCCGTAAACAACATCCAATACAGCACGGCCAGCTCTGCCCTGGCCATAACGGACAGCGCCGACTTCCGAGTAAGTTGCACCGGCCAATGGCGCATCGAGATCAACCCGCTGCTATGAGTGAAATCGACGACATCCTGAAAGTTTTGCTCGAAGACGAGGACGAACTCGAATCGAAAGATGTTTACTTTTCCACCACCGAGCCATTGGCCGTCGATCTCGGCCCCGGCATCTGGGGCAACGAAGCCAAGCTGTTCCGCGCCTTCAATTGGATGACCCGCATCGGCCTGGCCCCCAAGTTCGGCTCCGTTCCGATTGGCTATTACCAACAAGACCAAGCGAAGGGCATCGACAAGCTGCGCGAGATTGCCGATAAAAAGGGCATCGACCTGCGGTGGGTGAAGAAACGCGGGTCGCGGCTGCTGGCCTGGGACCAGGACAAGTGGGTGCCATTCGCGGCCATCCTGGGCGGCGAACTGCAAGAATCCGCCGACGACGACTTCGACATAAAGGATGTGTCAATGGGAGGCTCCCTGAGTCCTTTCGAGGAGCTGGCCCAGCTATTCGATCAAGGCATCCTCGAACTCAGCGGAAACGTGGTGCGCACGAACCATCACTACGTCCACGAACGCACCACGGAAGTCGAGCTGTATAACTCCTACAACTGGCCGGACGGCATGACCCGCAACCAGAGTGTCGCTGAAGAAGATCGCACCGACAAGCTCATCAGTGATCTGGAAGAATACATCCAGAAGCGGCTTTATGATTGGAACCACAAGATTTACCAGGAGTTGGAGGCCAGCTACGAAGCGGAACACGAAGAGGAAGTGGTTGCCGACAACATCCGCGCCAACAACTACACCTTCAACGCGGACGGCAAAACGGACGACGCAGGCGGCTTTCAATACGACCAGCTCGATGATGAAGCCAAAGAAAAGGCGCGGGAATGGTGGAACGAGACCAATGAAGGCGACAACTATTGGTCCGAGCCGGTCATCGCCGAATGGAGATGGCTCCTTCGCAACAAGGGCTTCAATGATGTCGAGATCAGTTACAGCGGTTTCTGGAGCCAGGGCGATGGGGCGTCTTTCACGGCCAGCAACATCGACTTCAGGCGGTTCTTCAGCAGCCCTGACCCCCTGGACTTTCCAGAGCAGGAACGGGAGCAGTTGGACGAAGCCAAGGAAAGTGACTTTGAGATCAAGGACGTGGCCCTGCCCAGCACACCGATGGAGGTTGCCCAGGAGATCGCCAAAGTGCTTTCTGTTACGCCTGGCATAACCGACGTTGCGGTCGTTGAGGGCGCGATGAACCCGGAAAACGCCTACGTCAATGGCAGCATCAAGACCGACCACTGGGACGGCGGCTATGCCCTCGACAAGATCATCTTCCGATTCATGGACACGCCTTCCGTAGAAATCACCCGGAACATCGTTTTCGCGGCTCCCCAGGACGTGTATCCCCGTGGCTTTATGGTTAGCATCAAGCCTAAGACGATGCGCGAAACCCTGGAAGAGCGTTACGGCGGGGCTGAGGGCGAACGGGCCATCTTCTACCATGGCACGACCTCGAAGCTCCTGCCCAAAATTCTGGCGCAGGGATTGATCCCGGAACCCAAAGCCCGCGCCTGGAGCGAAGACCCGAACGCGGGCATGATCCAGCCCACACGCAAGAGCCTGAGCGGGGTTTACGTCACTACCAACCTGATGACGGCCATCTCGTCAGCGGGCAAAGTATCCCGGCGCGACAAGGTGAACCCGCTCATCGTTGTCATGGAACTTCAGCCCCGCTCGCTCGTGGGTGACGAGGACTCCCTGGGCAGCAGCATCATCGCCTTGGCCCGTCACATCAGCGACCATGTTTACTCGCACATCTGGCCCTATTTCGCCGAAGTCTATCGTGATCGGATGCGCGACGAGGAGAACTACTACGGCAAACTGGCGGACAAGGCCAAGGTCCAGTGGGCAGATGATGCCGCGAAGCAGCTCTTGCACAAATTTGGAGACAAGACCTCGCCGGAGTTGGCCACAACCGTCCGCAAGATGCTGTTCGACGAAGGCTACCGGATCATGCTGGAGCGCATGGTTTCCTACTCGACTGACTGGGACAAGAGCCACTACCGAAACGAGTGGGAGCACCTGTTCGGCACCTACGACGATGCCCCGCCCGTGCCGGACGCCAATCAAGCCGAAACTAAATTCCTTGACTTCAAGGATCGGCTGAGCCGGACAATGAAAGCTTCCGCCCGGCCCCTGATGATGAAGGAATGGTCGTTCAACACCACTGGCCGGTCGTTGGAACCCATCGGCTTCAGTGGCAGCAACCACATCGTCTGCATCGCCGAAGAGGTTGATGAGCGCGACCCGGAGTATCGCTCGCGCATCGTTGTCCACTATGGCCAGCCGCCTGAGCAGTTCATCAAAGACTGGAAGGAAGCGATGGGACCACTGGACAAGCCCGATTCGATTGTTTACAAAAATAAGGTCGAGGAAGGAAGCCACTGGGACGCTCTCCAACGCACTGGATTTTGGGGCGAACAGGCCGCAGGCTGCATTTTCCTAGCCCAGGACACGGGCCTCATCCTTCTGCCCCGCCGCTCCGGCAGCGTCGAGCAGCCCCATACCTGGGGCACCTGGGGCGGGGCCGTCGAGGAGGGGGAAGCTCCGGCTGACGCCGCCGAGCGCGAAGCCAGGGAAGAGAGCGGCTACACCGGCCCGATGAAGCTGACCCCGCTCAATGTCTTCAGGAAGGGCACCTTCAGCTACCACAATTTCCTGGCCCTGGTGCCCAAACAGTTTGAGCCTAACCTCCGTGCCGATGAAGCCCGCGAAACCGAGGATTCTGCCTGGGTAAAGTTCGGCGACTGGCCCAGCCCGCTACACTTCGGCTTGGCAGACCTGATTCGGCATTCCGGCGACGTGATCCAGCAAAAAGCCCAGGTGCGGGAGAGCCTGCACGAGGCGACCGAAGACGAGGAAGCCGACCTCAAGGAGCTGAGCAAACTCGATGAGGAAATCTACCTCAACTACACTTACGATGACTTCTACTCCGATTTGGCCGACCCGGAACAAGAACCAGTATGGGAGAACCAGGGGCCGTTCGTTTCGGTCAAGAGCGCCTATGACTGGGCCAAGACCAACCTGAAAGACCAGCGTGAGAAAATCGCCTATATGGAGATTAACCGCGCTGTGCTGGGCGCGGTCGTCGAAACCTGGGTCGTCACGCAGGACTGGGAGTTGCGCCAAGACTTTGGCCAGGGATACCGCAACGTGAACTTGCCCGAATCCGAAGACGACGACTTCGAGGTCAAGGACGTGGCCCTGCCAGGACAGCGGTGGATTTATCGCATCTTTCGCTTCCCGACTTGCGCATCCATCAATTACTACTTGATCGACGATCCGAACTTTCAGTGCAAACCAGAAGACTGGCCGGTCCTCTACCGAGAAGGCACGGACTGGCCGCAAGACCCGATCAGAATCGACTGGAACAAGGTCAGCAAGCCAGTGGGCGGGCACACCTTCCCAAAGCGCACGAGCGACAAAGACCTTCACCAGATCGCCCAGGCTCAGATTCGCCAGTTCCAGCGGGCAGGTGAATACCCAAGGGAAAATTACGCCAACGTGTGGGAATGGTTGCGCGACGTGCGCAACACCGGCCCCGCATCTGACCACGAAATCTTTTAAGCTATCGCGCCCATGAAGTCCAGCGTAAATATACTGTGAACGGCTTTGTTACAACCCAACGGTTCGGCACCACGTTTGACGTGCCCATCGCCCTGCCCCAGACGGAACTGCGCCGGGGGCGCTACATCAATTGCGGCCAGATCAGGCTCACGCTGGGCCAGATCATGCGGGTGCGCTGCCTGAACCTTCACCTGGTCAGCATCATCACGGCCACGGCGCTGCCGGACATTTTCAACACGTCCCTGGGTCTCGTGAGCGCAGGCATCTATCTATCGCCCATGATGTGCTCGTCGGCCTGCCTGCTCACCATGCAGGCTCCGGGCGTCATGAGCATGAACAGCTTCTCCTACAAGGACTACGCTACCCCCGGAATCTATTACTTCACCATCAGCAACAACACGACCAACGTGGACATCACCGTGGCTCTGACCGGTGCCGTCAAGCTGCTCAATTACGGATGACGTTCTATGAGTGACAAGCTCGAATCCGCCCTAATCATCCAACTGACGGAACCCCTGAAGTGGGGTGCCGCCCTGCCCGCCCCTGAGTTCGTCACGGGCAGATTAACTCAAGTCGATCCGGGTCTGCCGTTCGACGTGGTGGAATACACCAAGCGCGACCGCGAATTTCAGCACCGCGACAACATCATCGGCGCGGCCATCTGCAAGGTTGCCCTCCATGCCCGCACCGTCTGGAGCGGCACCGTGGTTTATCCCCGGCTCCAGGGCGTGACCCGCGTCACCGATTACACGGGCACAAACATCTTCCTGGGCCTCGATCCGCAAGAACTGGGCACACTCCCGGTGAGCAACACTGCCGTCGTTTACGTGGGCAACGCGGACATCCCCTACGACGCCATCCGCATCACGGACAAGTGCCTCTACGCCCGCGACTCGCTGTGCTACGAGACCCTGGCCCGCGCCGCCGCGATCTTCCCTGATAAGCCCATCAGTGAAAACGATCCCACGGGGGCGCTGGTGGGAGCGACCAGCATTTGGGCTACGGCCAACGGCACGGATACGTCCGTCCTGCCCAACTCAGCCAAGGCCCTTGACGTGTCGCTGTTCAAGGAGCCGGACATGTATCTGGCCGAGCGCGACAACCAGATCGCGGCTTACGTGGCGCGGGTCGCCCAGGCCCTCAAGAACCCCTTCGAGTTCGCCTCGCGCATCTACGTGGAAATCGTCGGCCCTGCCGAGCGCGAGAGCGAGACCTACGTCCTGACCGAGACGATTTTCAAATACGGCACCATCTACGCGACCGGCGAGGAGGTCAAATACACCAATCCCATCACCGACTCCGGGGCCGACACTGCGACCCTCGCTGCCGGGGCCGTAGCCCTTTCCACTACCGGCTATCTCTTTGGCGATGGCAACGACGTGGGTCGCACCATCAAACTGGACACGTCCGGCCTAATTTACACGATCACCAACTACATCGACACGACCCATTGCACGGTCACGCCTGCCGATACCTCCGCCGCCGACACCTTTGTCATTTCCAACACGATTGCGAAGTGGTGGAGGGCCAACTACACCACGGGGGACGTGCCCGGCAGCGCGGCCTGGACCCTGATCGCTGGCCCCAACCTGCGCCAGTTCCTTGCCGATCCCGCCCTCAGTAGCCGGAACAGAATTGTTTACAATGTCGCGGCCAAGACGCTCCAGTGGTTTGTGGAGCGCCTGGATACTGTCCACGTTCCGCAGATCGTGGGCTTCGTGATTCCGGGCGTCCTGCCTGGCCAGACGCTTGAGACCGTGCCGCTGGTGCCGGAGAACAAGGACTCGCAGTTCTGGCGGCAGAAGTCGGGCCGCGTCTCGCTCATGAGCGGCACCTGGGCCAGCCAATATAACATCTACCCGACAGCCGGGAACCTGACGACCGCGCTGGGCAGCGACCCGCTCGTCCCCACGCTCTTTCAAAGCGCCAAGGCTGTCACCCTCATGATGCCCAGCTCGGTCGTCGCCGCGTTCCCGACAACCTGTTCAGCAGGCACTTGGGCCATGAACGCCCTGGTCAAACCCGCCTCAACGATCTTCATCGCTGGGTTTGACCGAATTTTGGGCGGCACAGGCGTCGTTTCCAACCTGGGCGTCAACTTCAGCGCCATCGGCGACACCATCCAATACCAGTTGCCACTTCCCGCAGGCGTCTGGCAGCTCCGCATCGAATACACCAACGACTTGACCGCGAGCAGTGACAGCCTGGGCTTTGGAGTCATCGTCTCCCTTCCCAACCAAACCCTGCTGGGCGACGCCACACCGCTCTACTTCACCGACGCCTTCGGCAATGCGCTGCCCAAGGGCCAGCTCGCCACGAGCATCCCCATTGACATCAACACGGTCGGCCAATCCTACACCTTCTCGATCCAGTGGACGGCAGGCTCCGGCAAACTCCACATCCGGCGCTTGATCTTCACATCGGTCACCAACGCGACCAGCCACTACATCATGGAAGCTTCCTGGGCCAACGCAATTCCCCCCCTGAACTACGTGGCCAAGCTGGATGTGATCGGCCAGCGCGATACGCCGGACGTAATGCCCTTCCGCTTCTACGTCAGCGCGGTCAGCGCCAACCCGCAGATCACACTGACCTGGAAACAAGCCAGAGGCGCGGCCTGGACGAACACTCAAAAATACTATCCAGGCGACCAGGTGCTCTACTCCGGCATCTATTATGAAGCCCAGGCCATTATCAACCCCGGCATCCAGCCTGGCGGCACGAACGACTGGCTGGTGCTGAGCCGCGAGCCGCAAATTCCGTTGGTCATCGAGCAATTGCAACTGGCCAAACTGGAAACGACGGTGGTCACGCCGCTGGCCAATGACAACCTCGGCTTCCGCCAAGACATGGTGGAGCGGGCGCTCCGGGCCGACCAGGATGCCTACCGTGCTTCCATCACGTCAGTCGGCAGCAACTTCCCAGAGTTCCGCGTGCCCAATACCACCGGCTATGCCTGGGAACGCAGCTCCACCGAATCTTGGATGGCGTTTCAGGAGAGCTACAACCCGCGTTTGCGCGAAATGCAAATCGTCAGCGGCGGCATCGTTGGGGGCCGCTTATACGAAGTTCGCGGCAGCGGAGGCGTGGTCACCTACAATTCCACCGCCTACAGCCCCATGCAGCGTTTCTACGGCGTCGCCGGAGTGACGACCTGCACTTTCGGCGGCTCCACCGAACTATGGCAGGTGGGTGCTTATCGCCAGTCATTAGCGGGCGACGTGGGCCAGCCCGCCTACGTGCCTTCGGGTTTGGAGTTCATTTTGTCAGCAGGCACCGTGGCCGGTTGGTATGCGTCGTATGCGTCCTATCCCAGCATCCAAGTTCTTCAGCCGTGGATGATCGAAAAAGGAATCTATGTGGCGCAGCCGGAGTTCTGGTCTCCGCCGACGATGTAAACGTCAACAAAAACAAACTATGAAAAAGTGGCACAACCTACTATTAGCATCACTAATGTTCTGCGGAAGCGTCATGGCCCATGCAGCTCAATCAGTCACCCTGGCATGGGAGCCAAGTCCTGATGCGACCAGCTACAACCTCTACTGGGGTCTCATGCTGGGCACCAACCACGCTTCGAGCAATACCGTCGTGAACACGGGCAACGTGACGACCTATACACTGACCAATGCCGTAAGTCCGCCCAGCACCAACTGGTTCTATCTGGCTGTCGTGGCAAACGGACTGGAAAGCCTACCCTCAAATGAGATTCGCTACGCCCCGCCGTATCCGTCGCCCAGCCAAATGGCTGGCTTCCGCTACACGACCTTTTGGCAAGACCGTAATCCGGGGGTGCTGCAACTGGATTGGTTTGGGGTGACCAACGTCGCACTGGCCAACTACCGCATTTACTGGGGCCTGATAAACACCAACACCGGCACCCACTCGACCACCAATACCCTGGCCGTCGCCGCCGCACAGACCACCTATACCGCCAACAATCTGGTCACCGGCAACACGTATTGGTTCATGGGCGCGGCGATCTCGACGGACATGATCCAAGGACCATATTCGGATGAGATTCACTACTATGCCTTTCCGATGCTGCCAAGAAGTGTGCCCTCGTTCCGCCTGGTCATCACCGTCCAATCCGGCCCGTGATGATACGCCAGATTCACCGGCAGGTAGTTAATACGTGAAACTGAAAACGACCACGCTCAAGCGCGGCCTGCTCCTCTACCACGGCACCAGCTCGCCGGACTTCGATGAGCGGGCGGACAGCCTGACGTTCCCCGCCTGGTTCAGCGAGAAGAAGCGCGTGGCTCGTTATTTCGTCAACTGGCACGGCGAGCCGGAACCTTACCCTTACAACGAGAAGCTGCCCAACTCCGCCCGGATCATCACCTACCGAGTCGCCGAACCTATCAAGGTGCTGCTCATCCGCGAACAGCGCGACATGGTCTTCATCGCTGATGAGTTCGGCATCAACACTGACGATGCGGAGACCTTCGCGGAGTGGGTTTGCACCAACGGCTACAACGGCTGGATCATCCCGAACAACTATCCAGCCGAGGGCGGCAGCGACATCATGCTCTGCCACGCCGAGGGCTTGGAATACGTCGAAACTGAGGCCCTAAACGAAGACCTGAAAGATGCGGATGACATGGCAGGTGAGTTTAAGGAGATCAGCGGGTCCGATCCGCTCGAAACGGTTTACAACATCATCGAGCAGGCCGGAGTCACGGACATCATGGTCAAACGCAGCGAGGGCACGACCACCTTCACCGGCGAACTCCACTCCGATGCTTACCCCCACTTCACCCAGGACGGCACCAAGATCGAGGTCGCCGACCTGTGCTACGCCCAACAAATCGTGCAGCGGATCAAGAGCGTCAAGGGCGTGGAGCGGGCATCGTGTGGCACCAAGCCCCCGGAAGACGAGGGCTACGCCTCGCCCTGGCGGCGCATCCGCCTTTGGGTGATGTGGACGGACCTGAAGGAGATGAAACAGCAAGCGAGCGAAATTGTAAACATTCTTGTCGAAGCCAACTCAGCCCACCTGGAGATGGCCATGAATCTCGCCCGGAAGATGATCCGCAACAGCGCCGCGCAGGTCGCCGCCGCGTGCCTCAAGGCCCTCCGGGACAGCGGCGCTAACGCCAAGCCGGTCAAAGGCTACGCCGTCTTCCGAGAGCACAAAATACCCCACGTCTGGCTCAAGGTGGACGGCCAGGAGTTCGACCCCTTCTGGATCACACGTGGCAAACAGCCGGAGAGTTACGAATCTACCGTGAACGAAGCTGTCTGGTAGTTAGGGCATGAAGCGCAGCATTCAGGAAATCAGCAAGGGCGGCACCTACGACGAACCGGAACAGGGCGGCGGACAGCCGCCGAAGAATAAGTGGGCTAACCGCATGAAGTGGAAGCCCCCCGGCAACCAGCGCCTTCATCCTGATGAAGCAGCGGCCTTGGCGGATTGGCAGGCGGGCGGGCCGGAGCAGACCGGACCAACCCCCGATGATCTCCTGGATGCCCCACCCGCCGCTGCTCCCGGCGTTGAACCCGACTTGGGCGGCAGCACCCTGTCGATCCAAGACCTGGCCTTCCAGAAAGCCCGCTTCGACCTCCCCAGGCCAAAGATGGAGCCAATGCGCTTCGCGGGCGCTGCCGACATCGACGCGCTGCTGGCCGAGATCAAGGCAGAAGAAGCCAAACCGCCGCACGAGCAGAACGCGGCAAAGCTCACCCGTCTCAAAGCCGAAGCGATGGAGCTGATGTCCACGGAGGAATCCCAGCGAATTCAGCGCATGGCCGACCGCCTGCTTCCTCGGCTCGACGGCTAAGTCCCTGTCCCGGTTGGAACTACCTTCTCCGGCTTGCGGCCCTCGAAGATTTGGGCGTGGATGTTTGAGGGCACAATTCCGCTTCCGCCCCCCGCCCAATAGAGTTGAAGCTGATTCATCCAGGTCAGCACGCCGACCGTCTCCTGCATGGAGCGTTTATCGTCGTCGTTGAGCATTGGGTTCGTGCGAAGGATGGAGGAGATCACGTCCGCCTGTTTCTTGAACGGCGTCTTGGTAAACTTCTGTTCTTTTGCCATACGGCTGAAAGAACGGATTCGCAACGGATGGGGGTATGCGAATTTTGTTTACACTTCCCACTTCATGTGCGATATTGCCCTCGAAAGTGAAATTGGAAACCTGCTTATGCGAGTTCTTGTAATCGACGAAGCCGCTCAGGCGCGGGCGAAAGCCCTGCGGCAATACGCCATCGAGCACAAAGAAAAGCTCATCGACCTGGTGAATCGGATGAACAAAGGCGATCAGCAAGCCCCTGGCAACAACCCTAACTTTGTGCTGGAGCTATTCGACGGCTGGCGCGTCGTCATGACCATCGAGCAATCACCGCCGCCCCCGTATGGGGCTGGCTGCTGGTGCTACCACATCTCAATCTCCGTCGTGCCTCAACGAGCCGAAAAGATGATGCCCGATCCCTTCGCCATCGAGACGCAGATTCTTCCCCTGCTGGGCATCAAGGCCAAGCTCAAGGATGCGCTGAACATGAGCCACACCGGCAACATCGTAGAGCTGTGGTTCCCCGCACCGACCGCGCAAACGGTATAGGCCCTGCGGCCTACCGTCAACCTGAAAATGAACCCCAAAACCGCTGCCATCTACGCCGCCTGCGGGCTGCTGGGCCTCCTCGTCCTGTGTGTGCTGGATGCCCCGCCCGCCGCTCCCGTCAATACTGTTTCGACCCCGCACCTGACCACAACAAAAGAACCTGCCGATTCCAACCGCCCAAGTCAAGATCGAAGCGCAAAGGCATGGACGGCCAACCCCTACATCCGGGCCGCGCTCAGCAATGCCCTCCTGCGCGTGCGGGCCGACCTCGCCCAAGCGACCAACGCCGCCGAGATCGCCAATCTCCGCGCTGCCGAACAGTCGATCACCAATGCCTTAAAGTAATGCAAATGGCCTGCTCAGAACGCCTTCCTTCCGACAATCCTAAAAACCGATGACATTCACACCTAAAATGCTCGACATCACCGCTCCCAGGCACGTCGGCGTGCGAGTGAGCGACGACAACCGCACCCTTTGGATCAATGTGGACGGCAGGTGCGTTTTGCGCTGCTGGCTCATTGAGCACCTGGACATTTTGAGCGAGGGCAGCCCGACACCAAATTCCGTTCTCTCTGCCGATGCGAACATAATGCCAAAAATGTGCCCAAAACACCAGGTTACTTATGAGACGGCCCAATGCCCGATATGCGCGGCAGGAATGGGCTGAAAACCGTTCTACTTAAAGATGCAAACTGCGAAACCAAAGTTCCCAAGTGCTTCCAAGGAATGATCCGTGGGAGCAAGAGTTGAAAAAGCTGTTGGTCAATGCGGGTAACCTGAAAATAAAGAACAACTAATGAATGGCCACAACCAAATCCAAGTAATCCAGCGCCCAGTTCAACTGGACGTTATCGAAACCACCGACCCCAGGGAAATGGAAACCGAAGTCAACAAACGCCTTAAAGACGGCTTCCTGTTCCACGGCGACATGAAGGTCATCGTCCAAAATGGAGAGCTGAACTTCATCCAGTCGATGGTCAAAACCGAAATCGTTCCGGTGCCGATGCCACGCAACCTGGGCGGCAGTATCGTCGTGCCCCAATGAAGCCGGGCGACATCATCGTCAGCCGAACCAATGGCAAGCATTACAACGTGACCCGCGTTTGCAAGACGCACATCTGGATTCGAGGGGTAGCCTACGGTGAAGCTTATGATGTCCGCCGTGGGCTATCCCTCCGGTTGACGCGCGAGTTCGTGGAGGAAAATTTCTACCATGCCAAAACCCGTGACTAAAGAAGACCTGGAGCGCCTGTCCGAAGCTGGCTGCCAGACACCGGGCTGCAAGCACGACCACGCCCAAACCTTATACGTCCATGCCCAATGTCACCCCAGCGGTAAGATCGAGGTCAGCTACACCAGAGGCAGCGGTTTCATCCACATCGCCTGCGGCGTATGCGGCCAAATCATTGCGGACATAGCCGTCGCCGAGAGACAACCCTCCGCTTACGCCTTGGCCGAATGAGCGCCCGCGCCGGGAACACGTAAAGAATGGAGAATGAAAAGCTACCCCATACCACCATGGCAGCCTGAGTCTCACGAGTCCGTCAAAGCACGCTTTGCCGAGGCGCTAACGCCCGACTACGATCTCCTGGCCGTAGCAGCGGACAGGCAAGAACCGCCCGGCGTGAACCGCAAGCACGTCTTCGACTTCGAGGAAGGCGTGCGGATGATCGTGTCCACCGACCGGGATGGCAACGGTGCGCGGTTACTCCACCTGTCTTTCGGACTGCCGCCCCATAGCCCGCTCTCGCCGCACCAACTCCCCGCCCTGGCCGCTGCCTACGTCGCCGACCTGATTGGCCTGGCCAAGCCCGTGGAAATTTTCATGACCGACCGAGCCTTTCACATTTTTGCACCCCCCAAACCTACATGACCGCTAGCTTTTTAAGTTCTTGCACCCGTAAAGTCCAGCAGAAAATCCACAACTCCAACAAAAACATGATAACCACTTTTCCAATCAAAGACCTCCTGGAAGCCATCTCGGAAGCCGAGCACAAAGACCCCGCTTATGAGCCGGGGCGCTCCACCAGCTCCGTCAAGACTGTTGAGATCGAAACGAAGCTGAGATTCAACCCCAGGCGCTTCCGCACGATCATCAATGAGCTGGGCTTCAAAATCCGTGATGTCCAGACCTCGCCGCTGATCCTGGTCAAAACCAGTGGCGAGTGCGGCTTCGGCGCGACTCCGCTGGACAAGGACTCCCTCGTTGCCAAATTCGACCCCAAGGGAGACCTGCTGCTGTGGGCTTGGTGTGGCCAGTTTCGCACGGACGTTTTCGTTCTAAGCAAAGAAGACCTGGACAAATACTATGCCTAAGCCCGCAAACACCTTGACTCACGGAGCTTTCTACACCGTTAAATCAGGACGCTTCAAAGGCAGGACAGGAAGATGGGTAATCGACCACTACGGCACAGGATCGACAACGGGCGCTATGGACTTCATCGGCATGAACTGGATTTCTTTTTTAGACGCAGAGCACACGCTGCGGCCAGCAACAGCCAAAGAAGAACTCGCCTTTAGGCGAGAACTCGAAGAAACAGGAGACTAAAATGCCTAAACTCAAAATTCAGACAGTTAAACTGGAAGACGGCACCAGCTTCAAGGTAGCCACGTCCGTAATCAAGGACAAACCCGGCGCGTTCCTCTGGGAACCCAAGCCGCCAACGGGGCCTGACCCAATCAAAGTCAAGCAATACTTTGGCGGGGGCACGCGCTGGAACAACGAAGGTGCCCAATGCCGGGGCAATCTCCCCATTCCCGTGCTTGAATTTCTGTGGGGGCGCAAGCTCGATGAGGTCGTGACCTCCTACCTCCACGCACTCCGGCCCAGCATGGTGCGGATCACCGAGAGTTGCATCAACCTCGACTGCTGCCGCTGGCGCGTAACCGTCCTCGTCAAGAAGATCAAGCGGACATTTTTTGTAAACCGAATCGAGCAGGAAGTGCCAGTGCTCCTGCCCGATGGCGTGGCCCACGGGGATGCCCTGCGCCTGGCCCTGCGCTACGGGATCAGCTCTCCCCAGGTGAAGTGGCACCGAGACGCGACCGGCTACATGAGCGGGCCGGGCGACTACCACTACAAGAGCACGGCCCAAGGCACCGTGAAATGGACTTTCAAACCCGGCAAACCCAGTCGAAAACTTTGGCGTAATTTTCACAACTTTTATGGGCGAACTACAAAGCATCGGCGTGCGTAATGGCACGGACAAGGCGGACACCAACCACACCTTCAAGGGGCAGACCTACCTTGATGTTTACGAACGCTATTTTGCGCCCGTGCGCGAGCAGGTGAAGTGCGTCCTGGAGCTGGGCATCCTCGGCGGCAAATCCCTCAAAACCTGGCGCGACTATTTTCCGCACGCCGAAGTTTGGGGCCTCGACATCGACCCAGCGGCCAACCTCGACTACGGCGAGCGCATCCATTGCGTGACCGGAAGCCAGGACGACCCGAAAGCCCTCGACCAGTGTGCGCCGGGCCAGGAGTTCGACATCGTGGTGGACGACGGCAGCCATCTGGTCGTCCACCTGATTGCAAGCCACGACCTGCTTTGGCCCCGTGTAAAACCGGGCGGTTTCTACGTCATGGAAGACTTGGCCTGCACCTATATAGACTTGAAGCCCTACCACAAGGTCTGGCCCGGCCAAAGCTTCAATCCCGAAACCACCGATATGAAGAACAACCGGTTTCTGTTCGACGCCTGGTTGAAGGAGAAGATTGGCCGGTTGGATGGGCCGTGGGGCGACGTGCGGTGGATACACTTCGAGGCCATGCAGTGCTGGATGAGGAAGGTCGAACCATGACGGTTTACGCCTACTACGAACCCCTGATCGACAACTGGGGCTACGAAGAGCTGATCGAGCTGTTCGCCAAGAGCTGGGAACGCCAGGGATGGGAAGTCAAGGTGTTTAACCGCAAAGATTTGGTCCAGCACCCGAATTACGAGGAACAGCGCCGCGCCCTCGAAATATTACCATCCCAGCATGATCGGGGCTTTGGCGTCATGTGCATGTTGCGCTACCTGCCCATGCAAAATGCTGGCGGCGGGCTGCTGGTTGACACCGACCTCATCAACTACAACTTCAAGCCGGATATGCTGCCCCAACCGGGCGGATACACGCTCCAGCGCGGCAGCGGCACTTACGGTAGTCAAGCCTTCTACGGCTGGATTTGCTGGGAGCTGGCCCACTGGCAAAGCTCGCGGGTGCCGCCGTGGCTGGTCAATAGACAGCTCCACTGGAGCGACATGGTTTTCCTATCGGCTGCCGTGCCGAGCATTGATCTGGCAGTGACCTACAGGCAGGGAGACATCGAGAAAGCCCCGCTTGTTCACTACAGCAACGGCTCGCTTTACCCCAACAACGAGCCTGACAGGCGTGACCGGGTGAAGCGCATTCTGGCTATTCGGCCACTCTGAGCTGCGCTTATAGCTGATAGCAAGGAACTTACGCAGCATAAAAATAATTTCACTTTTCTGCACGATCTCTATTGACGCGGGACTGGATTTCGTTTACATTCTTCACCAGAATGAAACAGCTCAAGATTATGACGACGACCGATTTGAACGAAATTACGGGTGAGATCGAAACTCATCGTATTACTGAGTGTCCACACTGCAATGAGGAAACCGAACGGATATACATGGTTTGTCCGAAGTGCGGGCAACCAATTTGTCCGTGCTGTTCACCGGATAATTGCCCGGAGTGATTCCCCCTCCAATGGCAGTCCCAATCCAGCGATAAAGTTGAACCACGATGAAAACACTCAAGATCACCGCACCGGCCATGAAACACAGGAATGGCTTGGAGGCCCCCAAGACAGTGCTCAACGTGCTCTACTTCGAGCATCGCGTCGGCGTGCCCTGGGCTGGGATGCGGCCCCTGGTCGCCTGCGCCTTCCGCCACATCCAGAAGGAAGCCTTCCGCGATCTCGGCTCAGAGTTCATCCGGCGCTGCCGCCTCTATACGACCGAACTCCATCTGCACAAGAGCAAGAGAAGCTGGTATGGCCGTGCCGCAGGCCATAGGTCATGGGTCTTAATTGGGCCGCTCCACCCCGAACCCCGACGCTCAGTTTATCCCAAATACAAGGACATGCCCACCTTCTGGCACATGGACTGGAGGGAGCACGTCGTCGGCCTGATCGCCCACGAGCTGTGGCACCGCTGGCAGCCCGGCCACGGGAAGCCCGCCGAGCTGATGTGCGAGACCGTCGAGCAGGACGCCATCGACGCCTACCGGCGCGAAATGGGCTATACCTTCAAGCCCTTCACCGTCCACCTGGAGCCGGGCGACTACGCCAGCCTGCCATGCGAGAACTGTGCCGATTGCCAGCTCCCGACCCGCTACTGGCTGGAGGACCAGCACACGCCACTGTGCGAGTCGTGCTGCGTAAAGCGCAATCTCAAGCTGGCCCAGGCAGCCATTGCGATGGAACGTATTGACGAAAAATCAAATTAAGGGGTTAAAGAAAACCCCGTTTTTGGTAAGATAATAGTATGCCTAAAATCGTTTACAGAAAAAAGAAATTTTCAGCCGAACGAGCTGCGCTGATCGAAAAAGCCAACGTCATCATCGCCGAATACGCCGCCCAGGGCTTCGAGCTGACCCTCCGGCAACTATTCTACCAGTTCGTGTCAAGAGCTTTTATCCCCAACAACCAGCGCGAATATAAGAACCTGGGCAATGTCATCAATGATGCCCGGTTGGCCGGGTTGGTGGATTGGAGCGCCATCGTGGACCGCACGCGCAACCTCCAGGCGCTCTCGCATTGGGACGCGCCCAGCGACATCATCAGCGCGTGCGCCAAGCAATTCCGCATCGACAAGTGGGCCAGCCAGCCCCGCCGCGTAGAAGTCTGGATCGAAAAAGATGCCCTCGTGGGCGTCATCGAGGGCATCTGCCAAGAGTTGGACGTGGCCTTCTTCTCCTGCCGTGGCTACACGTCGCAGTCCGAGATGTGGTCAGCCGCCATGCGCCTGAAGGCTTACCGGAAGGACCAGAGCCAGAACCCGCTGGTGCTCCACTTCGGCGACCACGATCCTTCGGGCATCGACATGACCCGCGACATCCAGAGCCGCCTGGAGGAGTTCTCCAGGGGTGACATCGAGCTGCGCCGCCTGGCCCTGAACATGCCCCAGGTCGAGCATTATCACCCGCCGCCCAACCCGGCCAAGATCACCGACAGCCGGGCCGCAAGCTACATCAAGGAGCACGGCGACCAATCCTGGGAGCTGGATGCCTTGGAGCCGCAAGTCATCGCCACGCTGATTCGCAACGAAGTATTGAGCGTGCGCGACGCAGCCAAGTGGGCTGCCGCCGTCGAAGCCGAGGAGGAGCACAAGCGCCTCCTGACAGCCGTCTCCAACAAGTGGAAAGAAATCACTGAGGACTTATGAACACGCTGCGCTTTACCGTCATCTCGCCTACAGGCGAGCAATGGAGCATTGACAATGCCCAGGATAACGAGCAAGCTTGGGCCGCGTGGACGGCGGATAGCCGCTTGCCTCTGCTCGCGCAACGCCTGCTCGAAGATTTCGTGCTCTTTCATGATGATCCAAGCCTCGGCCAGACACTCACGCGCAAATACCGGGGTTGGACGGCTCTGGTAACCGGCATCAACCTGGACTGAGCCATGAAAGATCAATTGCGCTTAACCGCCATCTCGCCCGCAGGTGAACAATGGACGCTTACAAATGCCGAGCTTGATCCAATGGCCATGACGCAGTGGTCGGTGGATAACCATCTGCCCGCGATCATCATTTGCAAGCTCCTCATAGAGATTATGATAAACCATGACGCACCAAGCCCCGGCAAAACACTTACAGCTAAAGGGCAGGGCTGGACTGTCCAAGTGACCAATACACTGTGAAAAAACGACTGATTTTCCTAGTCGGGCTGATTATTGGCATCTTCATCGGTGCATTCGCCACGTTACCCTTGACGGGACCGACGGGACCGACACCGGAGAAGGCCCAGCAGAAGCAGGCGGAGCGCGAGCGTGCCGCCCTGCGGGCCGTTGCTGCCGCCCTGGAAGCCTACAGCCTGGCGCTCACCAACCATTGATATGCCGCGCAAGATTAAAAAGTTTGAGGACATCAGCCATGGCCCATTCAAGGCCGTGATACGACTCGACCCGAAGACCGGCATCTTCTCCTGCGAGTATGGCGGCGAGGAGTTCGACAACATCACCCTAGCCGAAGTCCGCAAATGGGCGCACATCAAACTGCGGGCCATGTCGGCGCTTGACTGGCAACCCGTCATGGTCGTCAACTTCGATGCCACGGACGACCAGGTGAACAACCTCAAGAACTGCTCCAACATCCGCTGCTACCTGGAGCGGTGCTACATCGCCTGGGACGGCAAGAAATGGGTGCAAGCGCCCTGGGTGGTCGCGCCTCGCAACATCAGCCTCGTTATCCGGGGTGGAGCATACTCCGAAATGGAGCAATCCGAATACTCCATGCCGGAACAAGAGCTAATGGAGCAGCGGATCGCCCACGCCCAGGACTTCTATCCCGGCCCGGCCAGCCCGGACATCACCTGGCCCCTGGTAGAGCCGGGGCGGCGGGGCGATCAAGCCTATTGGGTGCCCTGGACGGAGGATCGGTGGGCCACGATGCTAGGGATGCTGGACAAGATCAGGGAACTTCGCACCCGCATCCACCAGCTCCTCGCCTGCGAGCGCGGCTGGATCAAGCTCGCGGCCATCGCAGGCACCAAGCTCCTGGCCGCGCCCGAAGAAAACGACGTAGCTTCCCGCACTGACCACGGATATAGAACTGAATTGTGAATGAACATTGGGTGTTGACACTGGAGTCGCTATCGTTTACATTTTCGCGTATGGACAGTGAAGTCAACCAAATCTCGGTCGTAGCCAAGGGCAAGCTCTGGCACATCCTGCTCAACACCAAGGACATGGGCGGACACAAACTCCACGGCGACGCCGTGCGCCAAGCCATGGAATACGCCCGCGTGCGCAGCTACACCGGCCCCATCGCCGACAGCATGTGCTGCACCCATGAGTTTGGCGACGACAAGAAGTGCCTCAAATGCGGTTGGACACCAAGTGAACACTTAAATAACCTATGCCAAAGAAACTGAAAATCTATAGCTCGCCGCCGCCCCAATTCGGGTTGGTGATGATTCGCACCGAAAAGGAAGCCCTTCTTACTCGGACGCTGGCCAGGAAGCTCCTTGCGAATCATCTCAGAGGCAAGACGGTCGAAGCGGGCGACATGGGCATCGTGCTCAAGAGCGCCGTGCCCAAGACACGCTACGGCCCGGCCCTGGCCGCGATCCGCAATGACCTGGCCCGCGTGCGAGTCGTGCTCCAATTCCTGTTGAACGCTAAAATATGAGTGAATTAGCCAAGATTCTGATAACCGTGAAACCCAGTTCGCACCGCGACATGGTGAAGGATGCGCTGACCAGGGCTGGCTGGACAGTGAGTGGTTCAGGTTACGACCACGTAAACAACATGGGCTACCTTGAGTGCCATCTGCCCCAAGGAGCGCGTGCTGGTGAATTCTATCAGGCGTGGGTCGATTGCAACCTGCCCTTCGGGCCAAAAGGTCCAGTGCCCCGCGATCAATTGCCTGCTGACAATCCGCTGCCGGGGCCACGTCCTGAAGCAGAACCACCACCACCACCCCCCAATCCCCGGCGCGAGCCGAACCACCCGCCCTAGTGAATGAACCTCTGCCTCTATTCCAGGGCGGCGATGGAATGCCGCCCTCCGTGCCCTGCGTCCAGTGCGGGGTGTGCTGCCGGAAGTCCGCGTGCCCCTTCGGCACCTGGGATGCGAAACGTAAACAATGCGATCAACTGACCGATGACAACCGCTGTGCCAAATACCATG